ATTTAGGGCTGATGCGTCAGACACTATCGGTCGCACGAAAGAGCTTGCGTATCAATTGATGCGCAGACAGCAAGAGCTGAAGCGTGATGTGGAAGCTATTGTTTTGAGTAACCAAGCGTCTGTTGCCGATAACGGTGATGCCGTTGCTGGTAAAGTAGGTACGCTTCCTTCCTGGCTCACGTCTACGCACATCAACGGAACTGCTGGTGGTTACAACTTCACCACTGGTCTGACTGTTGCACGTACTCCTGATGCCGCAGCAGTAGCCTTGACTGAGGATGACATTCGAGACGCTGTTGAGTCAATTTACTCAGATGGAGGTGATCCAACCAAGCTGATGACTGTCCCATCTATCATCCGCAAAATCTCTGAATACCTTTTCACTTCTTCTGCCCGTGTCGCTACAATCATGAGTGACCAAGGCAAGAGTCGTGAGAGTGCAGCAGCTCTTGGTTCAGTCAACGTGTTTGTTACCGATTTTGGTACTCTCACTATGATCCCGAATCGTCTCCAACAGGTGTACACTGCTACTACTCCGGCAGCAGATGTATTTATCCTTGATCCTGAGTACCTATCTATGTGCTACCTGCAAGGGTATCGCACTGAGATGCTGGCGAAAACTGGCTTGGCTGAAAATCGCCAGATGTCAGTTGACTGGTCTCTGATTGTTCACACCGAGAAGGCCCATGGCATTATCGGCAACATCAGCACCACGGCAGCAGTAACGGCTTCCTAATTCAGGGTGGCACTTAGGGGTCTGCAAAGGCCCCAGTTTTAAGGAGCTGATATGGATTCTGTAATTAAGTCTGAGATATTGTATCAGAATCATACTGACACAATCACTCATAAAACCACTCAACCGTCAGAAGATATTATTCTGGATCGTAACTCTGAATTGCGCAAGAATCCAGGAGTTATCAGGGACTTGGGACAGGGACAGAGCGGAGGCTCTTGGGGTCGGCAGGTTGCGTCAATCCCGTTCATCCTGTATGAGAAAGCCATACGTGATGGATACAGGCTTAATGCCAGGGATCAGAAATTAGCAGCTTTGGAAATGCACCGCTTCCTGCAATCAGCAGAAGGCAAAACTTGTTTAGTGAGGTGATATATGGCTGGTAAACTGTATGATGGAACAATTGAAAACCCTAATGATCCACAGATAGCCAGGGCTTACTGTGACGGCCGCAGGGCGCAGTATGATGCATGGCCAGAAGCAGCTGTTAACCCACACAGCATAGCTTCTCCTGTCAAGGCAGCCTGGACAGCTGGGGCAGCCTCATTTGTGGGTAGTTCAACTGGAACAGCTGCAATGGCCAGGGATAACTGTGATATCCTCGGCACTGTAGTAGAATGATATGGCTAACTTCACGCTTGCTCCTCCTTCTAAAGTCAAAGCAATAGCTGGGCAGAAAAAGAAAAAGAAGCCAAAGAAAACCAAGGGGTAATTTATGGCGGCAGTAATGACTCGTGGTGGTAATGGCAAGGGTACATTCCCTTACAAAACCAAAAAGAACAAAAAGAAGGTCATGATTAAGACCGTTGGTAATTACAACAAACTCAAGCAGATTAATAATCCGTGAGATCTGAAGCGGCCAAGTTAATCAAGTATGATGAAGGCTTATCACTGAAGCCTTATCGGTGCACTAGCGGATTTCACACAATCGGCTATGGGCACAATCTTGATTACAGCCCAATAGGGATTCCGCTTGAGTTGCTAGAGAAATATGGAATAAGTGAAGAAGGAGCAATTGTACTATTAAATGAAGATATGGAGTGCTGTATAAGCAAGCTGGGAAATCTCTCAGCCTTCAACACACTATCCCTCCCAAGAAAGGTTGTGCTCATTAACATGTGCTTCAACCTAGGCTACCCTAAACTGACTCAGTTCAAGAAGATGTTTCTTGCTCTTAATAGGGGCAATTACGCAGATGCATCAAATGAGATGCTTAACAGTAGGTGGGCCACCCAAGTACCGAAAAGAGCTAGAAGGTTGGCAGATGCAATGCTAACCAACGAATTACCAGCTATTTAAAGGCACTAAAATGAGCAAGTGGGCACAAGTAGGCGATTGGCTTAAAGACAACGCAGGATCAGGCGCAGCCTTGGTCGGCTCATTATTAACTGGGAATGTGGCAGGCGCAGTTGCAGCAGGAGCATCCTTGGTAGCTACCGCAACAGGCAGTGATGATCCAAGCAAAGTAATGGCAGCGTTGAAGTCAGATCCAGCGACTGTTGTAAGATTGCAAGAATTAGCCAATGCCAATGAGGATAGCATTCGACGTCATCTTGAGGTTATGGAGGCGCAGAAGCTCCAAGACCAGCAAGAAGAACATAAGCAAACGCAGGAGACTGTTAGATCATCTGATAGCTCACATGATGCTTTCGTCAGAAGAACTAGACCCGGTCAATCGTGGCTTTCATTATTTGCTGCTATTGGCTACGTCTTTTATTCTGATACTCCTGATCTTTGGATATTGGGGGCTTTATTAACACTACCATTGAGTTATGCAGGATTACGCCAACTAGGCAAAGGTGTAGACTTATTTGGAGCAATGGCAAGTTCCAGGAAGTCAAAATGAGTGATGAGGAGTTAATTCACAACCTCAACAGAATAAATAACAATATGAATAAGCTCAATGAGCGTATGAATAGTATTGATATTTATATTGCTAAGGCAGAAGAAAGGGAATCAAGCCAGGCCCTTTGCTTTAAGTGTATGTCAGATCAATCTGATAAACGTGAAAGCAGACTACGAGCTGTAGAAGACAGAATCCTTGAAAACAAACCACTTATAGAAGGCATAGGAAAATGGATTGCGGGAATTGTCACCATAGCTACAGCGACGATAATCGGATACTTGTTCAAAGGAGACTAAGAATGAAAAGAACATACAAGTTAACAATACTTACTGTGTCTTTCCTGTTCTCACTAACTATGTTTGTTGGTTCACTCAAAGCAGCGGAATTGGTTGAGAAACATAGAGCATCTTGGGTAGCTCCAACAAAACGTGTTGATGGCACTGCATTGCCTGCCACAGCAATTAAGCATTATGAATTATTTTATGGTGCTGCACCTGAAGCTTTAAAAGGAACAAGAGTAGCAACAATTCCAGCTACGCAATTTCAGTATGAGCTAAATCTCGATGTTCCAGGTAAGTATTGCTATAAGATAAGAATAGTAGATACAGATAATAGAGCAGGACCATTCTCACCAGAATCATGCTTAAATATTAACTCACTACCTGTTGCTCCTGTTCTTAAATTTGAATTAGTGCTAAGCGTTGAAGGTCAATAAATACTATGAACTATTCGCAGATTCTTGTATTGGCATTATCCTACGCAGATAGGACTGATGCAGAGGTATCAAACAGACTTGATGACTTCTTGCGGATAGTTGAAGCAAGGGTTAACAGGACAATTAAGACCATGGGCATGTGTGTAAGAACGCATGCTGTCACAGTAGAAGACCAAGAGTATTATGCTCTTCCTGCTGACTTTGAGGGCATGCGTGATATTGAGGTAAGAAGTTCCTTGGCTTACACTCAAAAGACAACTCTTGAATACATGACACCAGAGCAGATAAATCATCTATCAAATGCAACGTCTGTCTCTGGCTGTTATTACACAATTGTTGCTAACCAGTTACAAATAGTACCAATACTGGAAGCAGGAAAGATTCTTGAACTTATCTATTATAGGAAGCTCATTCCGCTTTCCACCACGTTTCCGGAGAACTGGGTATCACTAGATAACCCGGATGTATACGTATTTGGTCTCCTTGTGGAGATAAGCGCATTCCTGAAAGATGCTATATCAAAGCAGATTTGGGATGAACGGTTTAAAGAGGCTCTGGCTGATATCCAAAATAACGATTCCAGTCGCAGATGGGCAGGCACTTCAATGAAGGTGAGGGTAGGTTAATGACTGCTGTAGGCAATTGGGTATTAGAACAAACAAACACTGTTGGAACAGGGATAATTACACTGGCAGGGGCTACTCCTACCTTTGCTTCATTTGCCAATAGTATTCCTGCTGGTACTGTATGGTACTCTATTCAGGACACTAATGGTAACAGGGAAGCTGGGGTAGGTAACTTTGATGGTGATGCCATTCTTGTTAGAACTACGGTTCAGGCCACGCTTATAGGAACCACTTATAATGACGTTAACCCAACAGCTATCTCCCTCAGCGGAGATGCTACTGTAGCGTGCACGTTCAGCGCGGAAAGCTACAAAGACCTGCTGGACCAGATCAGCAATATTGCTACTTCTGCTGATTTGGTGTCTTATGATCCTACTGGCGATACAGTCTCTGTAGCAGTCAATGTACAGAATGCCTTGATTGAACATGCTAATGCCATAACTGCTGTAGATAGCCGTGTTGATGCTATCTCCATTGACGGCGGCTATGAGCTTGTGGAAGAGTACTTTGATTTTGCAGACTTTGATTTGACTGTTCCACATACAGTTGTTACAACGGCTACTGCTGCCCTTATCCCAAGTGTCAATAACCTAGATGTGTATGTATCTGGTGTTATACAGCGATTTGGTACAGACTTCGATCTGCCAGCAAACAACTCTATCCGTATACTTAACAAGACTCTTGGGGTTGCTGATTATATCCTAATGAAGGCTGCTGTTCCTAGCCTTGTGGACACTACACTACGTACAGAGCTATTGGCAGAAGGCGGTGCAGATAGGGTAGGCAAAGTAGGCGGAGGTACTGTCCAGGATTTTATTGATGCTTCTGATACAACTCTACGCACCGATCTCGCAGCATCTGGCGGGAGTGATTTGATTGGTATTGGCGAAACAACGCTAACTGAATCGCTAACCATTAACGTCAAACAATACGGCGCTGTCGGTGACGGAGTAGCTAACGATACAACAGCTTTGCAGGCCGCATTTGATGCGATAAAGCCGACAGGTGGGACGATTCGGATACCTCAAGGGAATTATCTATTTTCCAAATTAACCGTAACAACACTTGGGACATCGACACCCATAAGAGTTATAGGCGATGGAGTACAGAACACCATCCTCAAAAGCAACTTTACAGCCGCTGCATTTGGTGAGTATGCAATAACTGTTGGTGATGGAACCAGTAACTCAGGAATGGTTGGTTTGGACGGGTTTACTCTTGACGGAGCATTAACCACAGGCGAAGCCAGCGGCCTGAAAATGCAGGACAACAATCGCTATTCGTCAAATGGCGAAATTAACATCCAGCAGTTCAAGTATGGTCGCGGGCTAGAGTTGATAAATAGCTACCTTGTGACCTATGGCCGGTTTTTCATTATCTACTGCTTCCAGGCTTTCAAAAGCTCGGTCTGTCTTGCCAATACATTTAACAGTATTCAGGTGGAGCTATGTGGGCCAGTTCCTGCGGTGGCACCGCCTTTTTATCCTGCTTATAGTTGGCTGTACACCCACTCGACTATTTCGGAAACAGATCCTAGTGTAGTGCTAGAGAATTATGGTGGGTTTGTGTCTAACGTAATGATTGAATCTAACCTCGCCAAAAATAATTTGTCAGTTGGCGCAGTTACTACAGTCGGATCGTTGTACCTTGAATCAAACTTCCCATGGGCTAACGAGGGTGCCGAAGTAATAATGGTTGGCGAACGCCCTCAAATACTTGGCGGCAACTTTAACGCGGGGGCTGGTACAGCAAGCCCAAGCACTAGATGTTATTTCGATCTAGGTAGCAGTCATGCAGCTAAAGTCACTGGTCGCATAATTAACAGTCTATCAAGTCCAACATCAATAAAAACAGGAGTTAAATTCGGCACATCTGATAGGGCAGAGATAGACCTTTATCTTGAAGAATATGAACGAGGATCTAGTTTAGGCAATGGTTATATCTATGCGGCTAATTATAATAACAACCGCTGCAAATTTAACGGCACAACCTATATTGCTGGATTCAAAAAAGAAGAACTTGGCAGAATCCTGTTGCAGAATTACAGTGCACTGCCTTTGGACATAGCATTAACCGACAGGCAGCGCGGCTCAGGCGGAACACCTCAAGTCGTGGCAGGATCAGAAAGCATCACAGGTTCATCAGCCGGTAGCGACATGGTGAAATACCCTGTGCCGTATGGCGTAGGAATGGCACAGAAAATAATACGGTCTAGCGGATCACCTATACTTGCTTTTAAAGTTGTAGCTGGAACTATACCTGACGACCATGTGTTATATTTCACCACATGGATAGCCAGAGCGCCAACCACATACGCCTATGCGCAATATGTATGCGGGGCTGCATCTGGAGCGTTGTACTGCATCACTCCCGCACCAACAGTTAACAGCCGATGGGAGCGCCATTCAAGGGTGCAATCAATACCAGCCACATCAACAACTGATCTATATTTTAGGACGATGGTTTTCGGCACAGCTGGAGCTACTTGCTATAACAAAGGCGCATTCATTATCGATTTGACTCAATTCGACACAGATCACGGCACTACACTGGCCACATATCCAATTGCAGAGATCGATGAGATAATAAGCGCAGATGTTATAGGGCAATTCTCCAACAAGATATACTCTCATTTAGCGCCGACTGTCGGCACTTGGCAGATGGGTGATGTAGTGTGGGAGTCAAATCCTGCCAATACAACCGACATACCCGGATATGTTTGCACGGTTGCGGGTACACCGGGAACGTGGAAAGCTATGGCGGCGTTGACTTAATCAATATCCGTTTCCAGCGCTAAATCCTGCAACAATTTAAGGAATAGAATATGCCAATAACATTAACCCCGATAAAATCAGGTCCTCCTGTACAGAGCTTTGTATTGGCAGATTCTGTTCAGTTGGATTCCTTTGGGAGACTTAGGGTATCAGAGGCTGAAAGGCTGTTTGACTCACAGCAGGAATATGGTCTTGATACTCTACTTACTTGGGATGCTGCTGTATCAGATGGAACTCCAGTGCTTAGCATAGGAACAGCTTCCACCAATGGTAGTGTTTCCGCTGGAGGGAATGCTGTAGGCCCAAGAAACGTCAATGATAGGATGACACCTATTACCGTCTCTGCTCAAAATGGTGACTATGCCATTCTACAGTCTAGACAGTACTTGCGGTACATTCCAGGCAAAGGGCACTTGATCCTTCTTACTGGTGTGTTTGCTCCAGTAGCAGGCGCTACAGCCAAGTTAGTGCTACGTACAAGTTCCTCAGGCTCTGTATCTGATGCCAATCAAGTAGATCAAGCAGATTGGAATGTTGATACATTTGATGGCCTTGGCCCTTCTGGTGTAACACTAGATTTTACTAAGACCCAGATACTGGTTATTCAGGCCCAATGGTTAGGTGTAGGCAGAGTAGTGGTTGGGTTTAATGTTGATGGTGTCATCTATCCAGCCCATGCTTTTAACAATGCCAACAGACTTGCTGTGCCGTATACTCAATCATTTAACCTTCCTGTAAGATTGGAGTCCCAGAATGTTGCTGGTGACATAGTATCAAGGATAGGTTATTTTGACTCTGCCAATGGTGTATTCCTAGAAACATCAGCGCCAGCAAGCGGAGGCACTATCTCGTTTATCTGCTGTACTGTACAGTCTGAAGGTGGTGTTGCCATAAGAGGTTTTGGGAAATCAGCTGGTAATGGTGTAACACAAATAGGGGTTACTACTAGAAGGCCAATATGCAGTATACGTAATGCTGCTGTACTAAATGGTGTTACCAATAGGGCACATATAGAGCTTTCTGATTTAACATTCTTGTGTAACTCCAATGCTTCATATTGGGAGCTTGTTTATGGTGGAACTCTTACTGGTGGCACTTGGGCAGCAGTAGGGTCTTCCAGTTCAGCGGAAAAGAATATAGGTGCGACAGCAATATCTGGCGGTGTTGTTATTGCCACAGGCTATGTAAATGAAGGATCTGGTGCAGTTAAGGTTATAACAGGTGTATCTCCTGATATACGCTTGCCATTGGCCATAAGTAAAATAGATGGTCTTGCTATAACACAGCCAGCACTATCTGTGGTTTGTACTTCTATGAACGCTACATCAAGCATAGCAGCAGCCATGAATTGGTTTGAACAGACAATATAAGAGGTTTATATGTTAAAGATACAAGATTCTGGCTGGGATGTTACAGATCATGCAGACGTGGCACCGGATGCAGAACTCACAGCATTAATAGCTGGTCTGTCAGCGTCTACTGGGAGTGATTTGATTGGGTATGGCGAAACAACGCTAACTGATTCGCTTGCCATAACCGCAAAGCAGACCGGGGCGGCTGGCGATGGTGTCACAGATGACACGGTGGCTATTCAAGCAGCTATCATTGCAGCCTCAGCACTAAAGAAAAATATAGATTTTGGAGGTCTAACTTATCTGTTGAGCAGTGCTGTCTATATTGTGAGCAGCAATATCAAATTCTCCGGCGGCATATTTATCATAGCGGGTAATGTTGGATTTCAGGTTGGTGTAACCAACAACAGCGATACTGCCGTGTACGAAAACGTAACATTCACCGACATGAAATTTACTGGTGATATTGCATCAACAGCGATCGGTCAGTTTTTAAAAATCTACCAAACAAACAAAGCGTCTGTTAGGAATTGTCATTTTGAAAATGGCGGTAATGGTGCGCTACACATAGGCGATGGGTGCTGGTATGCGACTGTTGATAACTGCGCATTTTCAGGCACGAGTGCTTATGCGACGCGCAGAAATATATGGATTAATGGATCAGAGCATTCCTCATTCCCATTGCAACTCATGGATACGGACACGCTAGAAAGAAATGCTACAGCTTTGCCGACAACGCTAACTCCTTTCGGAACAAAAATCAGCAATGTACACATCCGAAATTCTGTATCCGGGGCAAACTACGGAATTTACAACATGAATTCCCGGCATACGATGATTTCAAATTGCGACATCGAAGGCGATGCCAGGTGTATCGCAGTCAATAACTATTCAACCGATTGCATGATTAGTGACTGTATACTGAAAGACAGCTTTAACACATCAGGCACTGGAATACTGGTTACTCAGTATTCAACAGCTACAATCAACAACGTCAAGTTCACAGGCTCGTTTGGCGGTAACAGGGCGATTTATGTGCAGTATGGTGGATACGCAAAAATAGACTCCTGCCAATTTGAGGATGGAAGCAGCAACGGTGTCCTGATTGACATGATGGGATATGCAGATATAGACAATTGCATATTTAACAGATATTTTGCCAGAACCGGCAGACACATATCCATAGGAGGAATAGATACAACCGGCACATTTGGCAACTCAATGAATGTTGCCACAACGCTTATACCTACGACTACAATTAAAAATTGCTGGTTTGGGTCAAATGTTTTCCAGGATGTACTACTGTCAAATTTGTCAAGCTCTGATGCCACCAAAGTAATGAGCAATAATGTACTGGTATTCAAAGACAATGTAACAAAAGATATTGCCAACAAATACATCATACAAATTCTTGGCGGAAATGTAATGACTGTGGAGACTGGTGGAACTGTTTGCGTAGATCCGCTTGGGGATCGCGTGCTCGTTACCTCAACAGCAGTTACTACGAATCACCGTGCCGATCAGGTTATGTCTACTTTTAAAGTTGATGTGGTATCAGGTGTATATACAGTAACAGCGATAACCAAGGGAAATTTGACTCTTGCAGCCGCTGCTAATGGTGTGAATACAGGACTTGCGCCAAGGGAAAGACTATCAGGAGTGGCATCTATAATGTCGATTATTCCGGTCAGCTCTAACATCGATTACTACAAAATAGCAGACTGGTCTAGTAATAGTCCAGTTGTCACATTTTACAATTCATCTGGCGTAGCTGTACCAGCAGCATCTAACACATTTTCATTCTATGTTGTGCTTGTGTCTCGCAGTGACAGCGGTTTGTAATCAACATCAGTTTCCGGGTGCTAAATCCTGCCCGCAACCATCGTAAATAGGTAATGTATGTTTGGTTCAATGATTTTTAGCTTACTTCCTTTTACCATCTATGGTGAAGTGGATTATGTATATGGTGTTATCTGGCGTGATTCATGTACTGGTAACACTACATGGACCAACTCTACAATTGACAATGTAACTAACTTGAGGTGTGGAAATGCCCGTTGAGACTGGAACAACCATAGAGGATATGGACGATAGTTGGCCTTTAAGTGGCGATGCAACCTCCCAAGGTGATGATCACTTGAGGCTTATAAAGAGTGTGCTCAAGACTCAATTTCCTGGAATCAATGGTGATGGATTCTCTATACCATTGGTTGTAAATGAGTATGAACTTAATTACGTTGCTGGTGCTACAAAGAATATTCCTGCTGCTATAACAGCACTAGAAGCAGGTGTAGTATCAACAGGGGCAGTTCTTTCAGCACCTGTCGGAACAACAATGGTATTCTTCCAGGCTACTGCTCCTACTGGTTGGACTCAAGTAACAGATTATAATGATTACATGTTCCGTGTAGTTAATACAGCAGGTGGTGGATCAGGAGGAGCGGATTCTCCTATTGATAAGACATTAACACACTCGCATACCACAGTTAGCCATTCTCTCACAGCAGCGGAAATGCCATTGCACAGCCACAGAGGAATGAGTGGAGCTGGTAGCTCTTATCCATTAGGTGGAGTAGTTGCTGCTGGCAGTGGATTTGGCGGTGGTACTCCAGACGATGGTTGGGTAACTTATGATACCACTAACGCTGGCAGTGGCTCAGCGCATAACCATGGGCCTACAAACGCTGCTAACCCAACGTTCAAGCCTAAGTACCTTAACACCATACTGGCAAGGAAGACATAATGGACGTAGTTATTGATTGCCCTCTTGGGAGCAGATGTGAGTATATTAGTGATGACAAGAAACTACATCGCTGTGCTTGGTATGTAGAAATGAAAGGTACTGCCCAAGATGGTACAATCTATAACCAGTGGAAGTGCGCCATGGCATGGCAGCCTATCCTTATGGTAGAGAATTCCGCTGCTGGGAGAAGTACTGCGGCTGCTGTAGAGAGTCTCCGTAATGAGACAGTTACTAGACAGGACAGGGCAATGTCTCTTTTAAGAGGTAATGGCAATGCCAAAGAAATTACAAGTATATAACATTGGCCTGAAAGGGCTGAATACTGATCTTGCCTCTTGGGACTTACCAGCGGAGTTCATATCTTATGGCTTCAATTTTAAAGTTTTCAGGAACAGTCTTATTAGTACTGGCGGGTATGTTGACTGGAGCGAGCCTCCTGTTGAGCATCATCCTGGCTTGGTGTTTCCTCTAACAGTTGTAGATGCATATTTCTGGGTATTGCCTGGACGTAGTGCCATCTATGCTTATGATGGTGGTACTTGGTATGACGTAAGCTCTGTCGGTGGCTATACGCTTGGTGCTGATGATGAGTATCTTTGGACCCATTGTTACTTGGGGCAGATACCTATTATCAACAACCCACAGCATGTACCAGAGTACTGGAGCCCTGCTGATGGCTCTCAACCATTCCAGCCTCTTATGTGGGATGCTTTAACTGATTGGGCTACACGCGGAATCTCTGCTCAAGTGATTCGTTCGCATAAGAACTTCCTGTTTGCTCTTAATATCCAGGATGGTGCAACTGCCCAGCCAGATACTTATAGGTGGTCAACAGCTGCTGATATCAACGGGCTACCATATACTTGGGATGAAGCGGATACTGCTGGCATTGCTGGAGTAGCTGCTCTTGGAGGTGACAATGGTGCAATTATTGATGGCTTATCATTACGGGATTCATTTTGTATCTATTCAGAATTCGGTATCGACCTGTTGGACTTTACTGGCGGAGAGTTCATTTGGTCCAGAAGGGAGCTTTCCAATAGTGTTGGCTTGCTTAACAGGAACTGTCTAGTTGAAGTAGAAGGCGCTCATTACTTTATATCCAATGGTGATATAATGAAGAATGATGGCACTAACATAGGATCAATACTACGTGGCAGACTCCAGAGACAATTCAATGAAGGATTCAATGCCCTTAAATTCAGAAGAGCGTTTGCCACAAAGAACCAGAACACAAAAGAAATTTGGTTCTGTATTCCGTTCGATTCTTCTGATTATCCTTCTATTGCTTATGTATACAATTGGGCTGATGATAGCTGGGCAATTCGTGATCTTCCTGTTTCTACTGCTTTTGCAGCATACGGACTACAACCTAACCCTGTGGTAAACTGGGAAACTTGGGGTGGTACTTGGGACACACAGACAAAGGTGTGGAGTTCCAACAACAACTCTCCGCTGTCTAGTGTTATAATAGGTGTGACCAATAGTCCTGCTGCTCTTAAAGTATTAGAGCCTGATAATTATAGGGATTCTGGTGATCTTCATTCTGTTGTGGAAAGAACCAACTTTCCGCTTGAAGGAATCAATGAGACTACTACTTTGGTTAAGTTGTATCCTCACGTTAAAGGCACTAGTCCTGTATCAATTCAGGTAGGGTCACAGCTCATACCAGATGGCCCTATTAACTGGAAGCCAGAAACACTATTCACTCCTGGCATTGACCGCAAGATTGATATTAGAACAACAGGATTGCTACATAGCTGGAGAGTAAGTAGTGTAGGCCAGGGAACGTGGGAGTTCAGCGGAATGGATATTGAATATGAAAATTCTGGAGTCAGATAAGTGGCATCAATAACAGTAGAGATACCATCTAAAGGCTTTGATAATGAGCAGAAAGATTATCTGGTAAGGCAGTTTGTTAAGATTAATTCTGCCTTTGCTACAACCAACAGTTTTCAGCCTAGATACACGTTGCCAAACAAGTATCAAGTTGGGGATGTCTATTACTTTGCCGCAGCGATACCAGCTGCTTCTATAACTGGAGAGGGCCTATGGCTTTACAAGACGACGGGCTGGACACAGCTAGCTTGATTATAGCTGCTGTTCCACTAACAATGATAGACCTTATATGGGATAGAGTAGAACCAATACTTGCTCTGCCTGTGGCTAAGGCTCATTGGGAGTTGACGCTTGAAGCTATTAAAGACAAGCTGAAGCGCGGAGAAGCTCTGCTGATGACAGTATCCCGCGGAAGTCACATCATAGCTGCGGCAACGATTGAAGTGCGCACGTTTGATACTGGCAACAAGGCTTTGTACATACCTCTTGTTGGCGGCACTGAAATGGATAGTTGGATGCATAGATTCCTGGATATCTGTAAGGCCATAGCAAAAGACTATGGGTGTGAAGAGTTGAGAGGCATTGCTGTCCGCAAAGGGTGGCTGCGTAAACTGTGTGACCTAGGGTGGGAAGAAGTGTCAGTTACTATTAAATGTAAGGTTGGAGAATAACATGGGTGGAAGTGCGTCATTAGGCAAATCCAAAGCAAAGAACTCTTCTGGCCAGTCGTTTGAACAGAACGTGTATGGTCCACAGAGTAATGCACTGGAACAATTATATGGACAGGTAGGCAACCTGTTTAATCAGACTAACCTTGGGATGCAGAATCAAATACCAGGGGCTGTTAACAACATGCAGAATATCCAGAATCAGGCTATGCCTGCTTGGCAACAGCAAATGCAAGGCGGTGCTTACCAAGGTATGGACTTGCAGAATCAGCTTATGGGATCATTGAACCAATCAATGAATAGCCCTACAGCTACCCAAGAAGTCAATAACATGATTATGGGTGGCCAAGGCAATAACTATGCTGATGCCATGAAAAACCAGTATATCCAGGATGCCAACAGAGCACAGGGCAACATGCTGTCTAACCTCGATGCTAGAGCTTCCGCTGCTGGCATGTCAGGAGGCTCAAGGCACGGAATAGCTACTGCTCAAGGTATGCGTGATATTAACCAGAATCTTCAGAGCAACATGGCTCATACTGGTTTTAATACCTTTGATCAGGATCTTAACAGGAAGCTGCAGATTGCTGGCCAAGCAGATCAGGGCACACTGCAACGTCAACAGATGATGCAGCAAATGCTAGGTGGACAGCAGCAAGCTATGGCTGGTGGACTTCAGCAAGGTCAAGGAATGCAGAATCTTGGGATGGGAACATTTGCTCCATACATGGCTCCATGGCAAGCAGCTGGCGCTTATAGTAATGCTGTTGGCGCTCCTACTGTTCTAAGTCAAGGGGCAGGCAGCGGAAGCGGAAGCAGTAAAGGCGGCAGTAAAGGCGGCTCTGTCCAAACACTTTAAGAGGTATTAGAATGAGTATGTTAGCAGCAAAAGGAACCCCAGGTGATATGCTATTGCGCATGCTTGGTGGAGGTGGCCTTATGGATACCTTACAAGCAGGCGGCCAAATGCCAGGGGCCTATGATTACTTCCAAGGACAAGGTCTTATGACTGATCCATCACAAGTTCATGGAATGTCTGAAGAAGAACGTATGCGTAAGATGGCAGAGGACATGTACAAACTACAGAGGTATGAACAGTATCAGCCACAAGACATGTCACAAATGCAAACACCTGATGCCTCCAGTATGCCGATGGGCCAACCAGACCAGAATGGGCTTCAATCCCTTATGGCCATGGTTGGTAACGTTGGGCAAGGTGAAAGGGAAAGGCCAGGACAAGCCTACATGAGCCAATATCTGCAATCATTAATGAGGTAATAATATGCCAAGTCTATTTGATGTTGATCCAGATTACGCATTAAAGAACAAAGATAAATTTGCAAAGATTGCTCCAGCTATGGGCAATATGATAATCAATCAAGACCCGGCTTCTGCTCAGCAGCTTATGCCTGATTATGCAGGACATGCTACTGGTGAACTAGCTTATCTAGGTAACTTGTTGACAGAAAATCCTGAAATGTTTGAGCAGATAAGAAGAAAGATATTGGAATATAATGCTTTGAAAAGTATTGGTATTCATGCTGCAATGCCAAAAGAATATGGGGCATTCAATAGACTTGATGCAATAATACAAGGAAAGCGTGATCCTGGATATACACCTTGGGAGAGTCCAGAGATGCTTAAAAATAGACCTGCCAGAATGCCTGGATTGAATTTAAGAGATCCAAAGCAAGGGGCCTATCAATTTCAACTTGAAACTGCCCCAAGAACATTGATGGAGATTTAAGATGTCAGCACTTGAAGATTTTATGAGAGCAAGGGCTATGAGAGCTAGCCCAGAGTACTCAAAATATGTTATGCAAACTGATGCAGAAAGGGCCACTGCTGAACGATCACACCCTTCTGCTGTTGCCAAGGCTTACTCCGCTATCCAGCAGTTTATGGCAGATAAGCAACGTGTCGATAAAGCTATGCTCAATCAGAAGTATAATAGCACTTTTAGGGTTCCACAGTCTCTTCAATCATTTGAACAAGGCAGGCCACAGCCAAAACAACCTTCTCCGCTTGAACATTGGAAGATGCGTCTTGATGCTATGATGGAATCTGGAAATCCAATTCTTCAAGAGCAAGCCATGAAAGAAATGCAGTCTCTGGCACAGGAAGAGGTTAAGCCACCACCAGTAGTTGCACTTAGTAATGCTGCTAAAATGGCAAGGGACAGCGGTCGTATTCCTGGTACCCCAGAATGGAATAAATTTATTGAAGATTATGCTGCTAAAACTTCAAAAACTTCCGTAACTGTAGGTAACACAGCAGAAAAACCATATAGCATTTCTGATCTAAAGAATATTAAATTTCTTCCTGAGTTTGGTGGAGGAGAAGTTCCTCCTGGTACACTTCCTTCGGAAGTCAAAGGACAGGTTGGCTTGCGTAATCCTGTAACAGGGGATATTGGTGGAAGGCTTGCTATGATGAATGCAGCAAAAAATGAGTTTCCATTGATAGATGATCTTCTTTATAAACCTGATGGCAAAATAGATAATTTTTTAGTTACTTCAATGTATGCTATTGAAAACGTTCCTATTACTGCTGCAATTCTTAAAACAGAGGCAGGTCAGTTACAAGCTGCTTTTGAAAATGGAATGCAAGCTATAACAAGAACTGAAACTGGCGCAGCTATGAACGTTAATGAAATTGATAATGTTAAGCGGCGATTTATGCCTAGACCTTGGGATAAGGAAATAGTTCAGAAGCAGAAAGTTAAAGCATTTAAATTCTTTATTAATAATGCCACAGAATTGCTTGATCCACTTAGAAGGGAAAATCAAGGTCTTCCTTATATGGCAATAATAGATAAAACTGTTAACACTCTATTGAATACAGCTGCTGACTCAGGACAAGGCAAGATGCCAAAGAAAGGGGATATAGTAAATGGCATGGAATTTATTGGCACAAACCCAAATAATAAAGACCACTGGAGGAAGAAATAATGAACCCTTGGGAAATGGATTATGGTTTAACTCCAGAACAGCAAAAAGAACTGGAGATGTTAAATATTATTGATGAAAAGAATTATAAGAAGGAACAACAAAAATACGAGCAGCAACAGGAAAGTGCTCGTTTGTTGCAGAAACAAGCTGAAGAAACAGGTATAATTCCAGCTATTGCCATAGGAGCAGGCAGAGAATTTAAAAAGCTAGGGAGCGGAACTGCTGATCTTGTAGACACTGCTCTTGCCGGCATGGGATCAGATTCCGCTGCTGCTCGTAGAGTCACTAGAGCTTCTGATTGGAAGGAAGAAGATCGCCTTTATAGTCCATTACAGTCTGAAAGACCTTTTGCAACTACATTTGGTTCGATGGCCCCTTATCTTGCCACAATACCTTTAGAAGCTGCTGGCGCTGTAAGAGCTGCTGGATCTGCTCCAAGTTGGATATCAAATATGGCTAGACCATTATTTGGCAAAGGAAACTTTGTAACCAACGCCTTAGGTGGTGGTCTGAGAACTCTTGGTACAGGAGCTAAAATAGCAGGCAGAGAAGGGGCAATAGGTGCAGTACAAGGCGCTCTACATTATGATGATACAGCACTAAGCGGAGCAGCTTGGGGTGCTGGCGGAGGTCTTGCTGGAAGTTACCTAGGCAAAATTATGGGTTCTGGAGCCAATAGGCTTAATCCAGAATTACAAAGAATAGTTGCTTTTGGCAAGAAGCATGGCCTATTTATGCCTCCAGGAATGAGAACAGGGAATAGTAGACTTCAGCAGTTAGATAAGGCTATGGCTACTTATCCAATGACCGCAGATAAGATAAAAGATCTTATGCAAAGATCAATGGAAGCGGAAAATCGTTTGATATCACAGGAACTTGGCGGGCCTGCTGCAGATATATTTTCAACTGAATATTTAGCAGCACAAAGAGCAAGGATTGGTTCAATTATGGATGATCTTGTTAGAAATACACAAGGTTCATTTACAGTTCCTCATACACAGAGGATAACAAATATTATAGATGAATTTAAAGCTACCAATCCATCTGGCAAAGCTCCTAAAATATTGAAAGATTTTGAAGATCAAGTTTATTTCAAAAATATAAACAATGATCCATTAACCGGCCAAGAATATGAGAGCTTTACAAGGAGGCTTAATAAAGCAGCAGATAAGCAGTTCTCAGGTCTTAATGGAGACCGCTATCTTGGCATGGCGTTGAATCAAATATCTGATGTATTTAATGATGCAATTGAATCAACCCTTAATGGTGCTAGACGAGGAGATTGGCAAAATGCCAGAAGGCAATTCTCTTTGCTTAATGCTGTTGAGAAGAATAGAAATATTGCAGGATATGTAGATACACAGAAACTTGCTAATGATTATGTAGCAAGTCCTAATATTACAAAATTGGGTGAGATAGAAGCATGGAGAAAGATGCAACCACCTAACTCACTTAGTACATCAGGAATGCTTGCTAGGATGTTAAGCAGTGCCACTCACAATCCTACACAGACTCTTGGAATTGCATCAATATTAGGAGCAAGAATGTCACATGGAGTTATGGGTATTGATAACTTGCTAAGCAGCTTGTACCTTTCTGGATATCCACATGTTACAGGATTGGCTCCTATTGCTGGCAAATACACTTATGATGCGGCTGAAAGAGGCGTTCCAAGAATGCTTATGGCAGACCCATGGAAACAGAGAGAAGAGGCGGAAAGTAAGTAAGAATAGGGCGATTCTAGCGCCTTTGACTAGGGTAGAATAGGCTTTACCTACCTACCCTAGGCTACCTACAGGGTAGCTTATAAAGCCCTTTCTAGTCGATTTCAGACGCTGTCTTATCATACCTGATAGACTTAAACCTTGGCTCCCTCAGGCTTCCATCTGGCATCAGCTTCATTGCTTTTACCTCTATTACTTTGCCAATTATATCTTTTGGATCATCCCACCAAGCATTCCTTTCTGTATCAGTCATCCCTGACACATTATGCAGCTTTCCATTCTTTGTCCTACAAATAAGTGACCCAAGAGTTCCAATGTACTTTCCTTCTCCTTCTGTCATGCTTGTAACTAGCAAGTCCAGTGTTACCTCCTCCTTGATTTTCATAAGATCATAATTCCGCTTTCCTGGAGAATATGGGGCACTTGTTCTTTTTAGAATTATTCCTTCTCCGCCTTCAGCCCATACATCCTGTGCTGTTTCCTTCCATGTGCTTACACATTTAGATTCACCTAAAATTTGAGCCAATATAACTCTATCTGTTTCAGCTCTTAACTTTTTAACTATTTCCCATAACATGTTATACCTCGTATAGAAAGGTATGTTAAGACCATTAGGCAAGATAAAGTCATGCATTATTAAATAGGCACCATGAGCTAGGTAGTCACCTACTGTTCTATTAAGTATTCCATTAAGCTCATGAAATCCACTTGTGTTCTTAACCATGATCTCAAATATCATACGTCCATGAGGATAACATTCAATAATAGGATTAAGCCATTCCACACTTGGTATAGCCCTCATGTTCCTGGACATTATTGGCTTCCCTGCATCCTTGTATCCATACCATCCATCATACTTCTCAAACATCATGTACTCATGATCTCTGTACTTTGGGTTTTTCTTTTCTTCTTCAGTGTAAAAGTGCATCGCTTTTTGTGGTTCCATTAATAAACACCTCTTATTATCTCACCAGAATAGTAAGGATCATAGATAGCTGCAAACATCTGTGGTATATCAAGAACATGAGCTCTTACAGATTCAGCTAGCATTACATTCAAGCCATAGTTCTTGTTTGAGATAGAAATAATAGGCTTACCCTTTGCTGTAGCATAGCCCATTTCCCACATAGTTCCAACATCCTTATCATCAATAACTGCAATCATAAGAGTGCACATATCAATGTTCTTAACATTATCATTGTAAATTTCTTTCTTTCTTTTCTGCTTTTCCTCTTCTGTCATATCAAGTAATACACCAGTAGAGCGCGGAGAAAAATAATCAATGCGTTTGCGGTTCAGAGCGGATTCTATTGCTTTTACAAAATCAAGCTGTTCTTGATTAAAGAATGGTGATGCTATATAAATCATTTTTCTTCTCCTATTGATAGGTATTTCTGTCTATGAATATTGTTAGGATTGTCTTTTATGAAACCTTCATCAACAAGCAGCTTATACTTCCGCATCAGTATGCTATTCCCAACTTCCGCTTCCTTGCGCTCAATCATTTCTGGCCACTCACACATAATAGGACATGGTACACCAGGATCTTCTCTGAGAACTCTGTTATATACATCTGCCCAATATGGATCTTCCTTCCCTCCACCATTAGGAATAAAATTCCAGAACTCTTCGGCAGTCATATCTTTGACATAGTCACCACAGATACCACCCCACATATCCTCTGACCAATCTATTACCCAATGAGACCTCATGCTCATAAGCCTTCTATATGAGTTAACATCTATATAGAATGCCACATCAATAAGATTACCTTGGCACATCCTAATTGATGTATAGTTCTTAAGATCATTCCATAGACCAATCTTTATCTTTGAGTAATGTTGTCTAAGGAACTGTGACGCCAAAGCCATCTTCATCTTATAATGGCCAAAGATCATATTGCCAGCTCTTTGAAGACCATTTATCTTTTCTTCATCTGAGATAATATAATACTCTTCACAGCTTCCTACTGTTGTTGTCCTATAGTTCTCAAGATTACCAGTAGCAGCTAAGAGATTTATACAGTATAAACTAAATATCTCAGGAGACAACTTTTCCATAGTCTTACAGAATGACATTAACATTCTATAGTCTATAGTAAATGTATATGTGCTAGACACCCCAAGCGGAAGTATCTCACGAACTTTATCTCTGCTGACACCTTTGTCTATCTGATCAAACATATACTTGATATCATAGTATCCTGCAATGTCATCGCCAAACTCATCAGACAGGCATACTGTATCAAGGTTAATAGGCATGCTTCTAGTTGACAGCGCCCAACCCTCTATGGGTCTCAAAGAGAAAATTAAATCCCTTACAATGACAGAACTGCGCATCTCAATAGTATAAACAAGCATTGAGTTCAAGCTAAGATCCATATCACTAATCTTGTCAAAATGCAGGTTTTCTTCTGTGAACTTAGGCCTGCTGGTTTTCCAGGCTTCCTTCCTATAATCCATAGAGCCAAGACATTTTACATATGGGTTTAGTGTTTTCATTTTAAATCCTCAACTATTAATATTAATTCTTCAACATCTACCATGAACTTAAATTTTACATCTATGCTCAATTTATTTAGTGCGTTTTTTACATTTGGAATAAATTTCAGGAAAGATTTGTTACCAATGTTTATTTCCTGCCATATCTTATATATAACTGAAGCACAATCAGATATCGCAACTATACATCCTGAATCAGAACTAAGATCCTTTGCTTTCCTCCAGTTGTCATACATATTGTTTTGAAACAATAGTCTCGAGATTTCATGAGCAGCTTTCTGCTCAATAATCTCAATTTCTTCTCTTATTCTTTTGTTGTTATATTTTGTAGGATGAGGGATGTCCCCTGTTACTATTTCATCTATATCATGAACAATAGCCTTTATCAGTGTATCTTCTTTGTTTTCTATATCATGCTTACAGCATAGGTAATATGCATACATAGTTACAAATGCAGTGTGCTCTAATACAGATTCTTTCTTTGTACAATGAGCTTGGCTCCATCTTGTTAAACAAGACATGCTATCAATTAGTTCGAATATTTTCAATTTTCTGTACTCCTTTTATTGATATTGTTGCCCAACCTTCTCTCATAGTTCCCTTAACTGCAATTACTTTACCAACCAATAGCTCTTCTGATAATTTTAAACCATTAAGTTTATCCATATCAAAAGGCGCAATTGTTCCTTTTATAACACCAGTATCATCCTCAATTATCAGATTAAGATAATGAGTATTCTCATCTACTCTTTTACCATTACGCTTTATCAAAGACTGTACATCATTCCTATCACGCAAGTCTTTTAGTACAAGCCTTCCTATTGTAGTTATCTCTTTCCCTGGTGTTATATTGCCAATCTTCGTTATGTTGTAGTCTCTATAGAATTTAGCATATGTTGTCTGCATAGGATATAGATCATCAAACTTAGTAACAGGATTTGCCAAATTCTTTAGCATAGTTGCAGTAAACTTTCCGCTCTTTCTGCGTTCAATTATATCCTGCGCCTTCTTCTCTCCAATCCCTTTGATGTTAGTCAGGCCACCTATCAGTTTGCCATCTTGAATAGTCCAATTTACATCTGATTTATCAGGATCAACAGGAACATATTCAATATTATGAGACTGTGTATACCTCCTAAGTAGTTTAAGAGCGTGATCATCATCCTTAGCATTATTAAGATTAGCAGCAAGGAAGTTCAGTGGATGATAATACTTACAGTATGCGCACCAGTAAGATATCATTGCATAGGCAACAGCATGAGACTTATTGAATGCATAAGAACCCATACTTGCTATTGCATCCCAAACAGCCTCTGCTGTATCTGCTGAATATCCATTATCATCAGCGCCTTGCATAAACTTAACTTTGTACTTGGCAAAGAACTCATCACCACGAGATTTTGATATTATCTTTCTCATGATGTTAACATCTTCCCAAGATAGGTTGCCAAACTCTCTTAGCAGTACCATTGTCTGCTCTTGATATACAACTATGCCATGAGTATCCTTGGTTACTTTCTCATAGATTTCACCATAATATACAGGCTCCTTCTCTCCAGCATTAATCCTTATGTACCTGTCAGTGCCTCCGCTGTTTAGTGCTCCAGGTCTACCTAGTGCATTTATAGCGGCAATATCCATAAACTTGTTAACTTTAATCCTATGACATACCATCCCTATGGCATCTCCATCAAACTGAAATATATCAGCAAGATCATTACCAAGGAACATATTTAATACATTCTGATCATTCAAATCAATATTATAGATGGAAGAAAGCGGAACCCCACTGAGCGTTAAACAGTTCTCTATTATAGACAATGTTCTTAGCCCAAGGCAATCTATTTTTAGTAGACCTATGCTTTCAGCGTCAGGCCCTTCTATGCACAGATTATCAGATTGATAGTCAACTGCACAATACTTCCTTACATCATCATTAAGAACTATTATCCCAGCAGCGTGGGTTCCTGCATGTCTTGCGTGACCTTCAGCTAAATGTATGTTTGACATATATGGATACTTATCAAGAAAGACTGTTCCTGCCTCTCCTTTTAATGTATCCTCAAGACAAGCCTTTGCCCGGGCATCACCAGAACTCCGCTCTATGATTGAGCCTTTAACTCCTTTGAGCTCATAAGCGGGAATCTTATATTCTTTGGCAAAGTCATTTAGTATTGTCTTAGGGCTATACTTAGAAATGGTAGCCAGCTTATTGACAGACTTGTATCTCCTTTTAGTCAATGCTATTACTGCTGCACGTTTAGTATCAGGATAGTCTGTATCAATATCAGGATAGTCACTCCTGTTAATGTCAATAAACCTCTCAAAGATTAAGCCAAACTTAAGAGGGTCAATGTTAGTTATACCTAGAGAATAACAGACAAGACTTCCGCCTGATGATCCTCTTCCAGGACCAACAATCATACTCCGCTTGGATGTCTTTATCATGTCAGAGACTATCATAAAATAACTTTCAAACTTCTTAAGCTTGATCATTTTTATTTCATAGTTTAGGCGCTCTATATACTCATGTTGATATAAACCTAGCGCCACTAATCCTTTATGACATTCATCTGCAAAGTCTAGGGTTCCCTCATACGTAACCATTGGCGCTTTAGGTAATGAAGATACACTCACCAATCCTGGTATTGCATTCTTCATATCAATCTGATCTTTAGTGTAATGCCGCAACACCTCGTCAGGAAGCGGAGTCTCTATCCTTGCTGGCACACCTCTGCTGCCTGTTATGCATTGATAAATTTCTTTTCCAAATCCATCAGGATACTTAGCAGGATTGACGCATATATCTTTCCTAGCAATAGTATGAGGGAATTTATCACAAATAACAATTATGTCACTACTCTTTAGATCAGATGGCTCAACACGATTGAACCTATTGTACCTCTGTGTACTAACTGTATATATTCTATACAGCTCTTGTATGCCTGCTTGATTTTTTGCAATAAGAATAGCTTGCTCAGACATAGCACAAGTTTCATTCTTTGATCTAGACTTTACATTGTCACTAGTAACAATAACAGTCAAGCCAAAGATAGGATTACACTTATGCTTCTTACAGAGTTTTTCAAACTGAACATATCCATATGTATTATTATCAATAAGACATATATCAGTATGACCTATGTTTATTGAATCTAGGATTGCCTTTTCCATTTGATAGAATACTTCACGAAAACTGTACTCAGTTCTTATAAAGTTCATGATTTATTATCCCTATCTCAAGTAGATGATGATATATTCTTACAAGAGCAAATACATCACTCTTAGCCCTATGCGCAGTAAAAGATGCATTAAATAGCTTTTTATATAAAGCACCTAAGCTGATCCTGTGCCCCAAATATGGAATAAGATTATCAACTGTACAATAATCAAAAACACTGCGATTCCGTATGCAGCAGACTCTTTTAAATTCATTCTCAAGCATCCCATTATCAAATCCAATGTTATGAGCAACAGAAAGATCAGAGTCTTTAAATAGTTCATTTATTTTATGTGCCACATCTTCAAATTCAGGCTTACCTTTAAGATCAGAATTTTTTATGCCTGTTATCTGTTCTATCTCTTTTGAGATTTCTTCACCAGGATAAATAAGATGATCCACCTCAGCAAGTATTTTAAAATTTTCATCTATCCTTACTCCATAGAACTCAATTATCTTTGGCTGAAGATTAAGCGGAGCATTATCAGGCAATAATAGCCCTGTAGTTTCTGTATCAAAAAATACTATGTTCATGAGTATTCCTTTTCAATTAAGTATTCTAATATGTGAATTGCTTTCTGTAAATCTTCCTTGCCATTTTTATGTTTGTACCTTAAAACGTATTTTATTATACTAGCCTCTGCCATAGGGATTTGATTTGCCCAAAAGAACTCTATTGGCTGTATCTTATATTGCTGATAGTGGTTGCCACCAACTTGGCGCTCTGATGCTTTCTCAGTCATTATTTTGCTCCAAATATGAAATGCCCTCATTTAAGAGGGCACTTAGGACAGGAAGGGTTATTACGGAGCACTTACGCCATATTTTTTGGCGATGTTATTCACCATGATACGTATGTTATTGTGTTGGCTGAACCAACGCAGAGGGTTAACCTGATGTTCAGGCTCAAGACTTGCAAGCAAAGATTTGAGATCATCTTCCGTGAAATTAGGATTGTCAACAAGAGCTTCGTGGAACAGACGCACAAAGGGATTCCGCGATTTGGAGTCAGACTTCTCTGCTGCAAATACTGGGCGCTCATTCTTTTTAGCATAAGCACGAATTGTAGCTTTGGCACTATTCTCATTGCAAGAAAGCGCAGTAGACAGAGCAGCAACAGCTTCACCGAAAGATTCTTCTGTAGAAAGATCCAGGGCGCCAATTGTGTTCTCAATGATGACATCACGGTCAGCTTTTGAGATAGCGCGGCCTGATTCAATCATGAATTGATTGTAGAATCTGGTTACATTCTTAAAGCTGGCACCAGCGGAAATCATCGCCAGTTTTACATCATCTTCTTCCTTGCCTTCTGCCATTGCGGCTTCAAAGGCATCAAACAATTCATTTGACTCTTGGTTTTCGCCTGCTGCTTCTTCAGAAAAATTTAAAACTTCATTAGTCATTGTTTTCAACTCCGGTAATTGTTGGAACCCTTTTTTATATAAGGGCAACGCTATATTAAACGATTTTATGCCAAATAGCTATAAAATTTTTCCTATTAAAAGATCTATTTTAATAGCTTGAATTTATTAGATAAAGTGAGCATCTGCCACCATATTAAACTTATTCTTTTTACTGACTAAAATCTTTGATGGTTTCTTTAACTTCTTTGATTGTTCCATTAAGCCTTCTACTGTATCACATGGTACACCTCCCCTGAATTTAATCCAATGGTTAGCTTTTGCTTTAGCAAATCCTGAATGTTCAACACAAACCCATTCATTAACTACATTCTTTCCACACACATAAGATACTTTAACACTACTGGTAAGCCCATAGTTAGCGTGTATTGAGTATATTACATCATTAACATCAAGCCAAATCGGCCTGTTCTCTTCGATGATAACTTCTTCCGCTGGTGTTGCTGATAGCCCATGTTCAAATAAGAACTCGTGCTTACAATCAGGACAAAACCTAGAAGCGGCTGGAACTATTGAATCACATTCTGGACAAGCCTTACATGGAGCCTCCCCTCCTTCCTTGCCTTTGCCTTTCTTATGGTTTACACCTACTACATCATTGATAGGCCCAAGCCTAGTTGTATTCCCTGCAAAGTCTAGGACTAGGCAATCAGTCTTTCCTTCTGCAATCCTGCTACCTCTGCCAAGAGTCTGTACATGAAGAACAGGAGATGTAGTTGGCCTTAGTATTGCTATAAGGTCTATCTCTGGGTCATCAAATCCTGTAGTCAATATGTTGACATTCACTACACAGCGATATTTCCCATTTGCAAACCCGTCTAATGCTTTCTTCCTATCAAAGCCAGAGATACTCATTTTGGAGTGGATTGGCGCTGTTGATATGCCATTCCTTATTAGTACCTCTGCTATATGCTCTGCATGGTTTATATCAATGGCAAATATCAGCCATTTCTTTCTGTTCTTTCCTGCAGCCATTATCTCTTTAATGGCCTCATTAGTTATGCTCTGCCTATCAAATTTATCAGATAGCTGCTTCTCATTAAAGTCTCCGCCAACTAACTTAATCCCTGTAGTATCCATTTCTAGCTTAGTGCGCTTTGTAGTTAGCTTACAGAGGAATCCTTCTTCTACAAGCTTGACAAAGTTATCTGAACTGCTCCAGTCATAGCATATATCGTCAAACATAGCTTCGTCAGAATCACCATATATGTATCCTGTCCCCAAGCGGAATGGTGTTGCCGTAAAGCCTATGCAGACATATTTGTCTATTCCATCCAGGAACTTTTGATACATAGTTCCTTCTTTTGTTGATACTAAGTGTGCCTCATCTATTATTATGATTCTAAAATCTTTAAAATTCTCAGGATGTCTATAAACAGACTGAATTCCTGCAACAGTTATATTGCCAACTTCCCTCCTTCTGAGCATTGATGAGTTTAGGGCTATCTTACATCCTAGATAGCTTTCAATTGATTTATGATTCTGTTCAAGTATCTCCTTTACATGAGACAGAACTAATATCTTTGCATCCCATCTATTCACACAGTATTTTATGAAATCTGCTATGCACAGAGTCTTCCCTGACCCTGTAGGCAATGCAACAACAGGATGTTTACCAGGATTGGCCCTAATATATTTTAATATAGCAGGAGTACATCCAACCTGGTAATGCCTGAGTTTAATCACTGAAATATTTCCTCCAAATCATAATCATTACAGCCAAGTTCTTGCTTATTAGCACTTAATGAAAGATTAGTCAGAGAACAAACCCATCTTCCATCTGTTTCTACTACAACATTAATACAAGACCTGCATGTTCTTCTTACTGGTGATTTCTTAAAACATACATTACTTGCAGCACACATCTTACATTCAAACCATGAAGGGCTATTTGATCCAACTCTTGGTAATAACACATCAGCACTTATTATTTCCATTTCTTTCCGCTGTAGTTCCCTGAAATACTCTGGATCAAAAGGGACAAGCTCAATATAGTATTCAGAAGTATCTTTATTGTAAGCCATATACAAAGCTAGAAAGAGCTTTTTGTATCCCATGTATGCAGTCATTTGTGCATAATGACCAGGCTTAGCCACCTTAACTTTATGCTTCCTCATATTCTTGAAGCTACTATCCTTGTGAGTTTTCATCTCAAGTAGCATTCTTGTACTATTCTTAATAGCAATTCCATCTGTGTGCCCACGCCAATGACCAGCAGTGGCAACTATTGGTGCTGTATCCCTATATACTTCATAACCATGCCTTCTAAGATCATCCATCATAACTGGTTCCATAAGATGACCAAAGTTAAACAGGCGCTGCATTCTTTCAGTTATGAGTGATTCATATGCCCAGTAATGATTGTACTGAAGCTTTCTATAGCAAGGCTCACCTATCTCAGACAGCCCAAGGTAATATCTTGGGTTGTTCTTAATAGGAGCTTCATTGAGATCATACTCAATTGTCATTGTTGGTATCAGAGTCATTTGATTCTCCAGATTTAGCAACTACTTCAGAAAGAAGGTTCCAGGTCATTCCCATTACTGTATACAGAGATGCCTTTTGATCAGCAGGATGTCTTTCTATCCAGTCTGTTATTACATCTGCACTATCAGGAGTTGCAAACAACCCCATTTTTACTATTTTAATTTTCTTCATAATGTTCTCCATTATTGCCGTTCTGTCCAATTATGTCAATGCGCTCTTCATCAAATCCTATGTCCATATGTTCACATACCATGTCAAGAATATGTCTCCTTGCTGCGGCAGCATAAGCTCTGTTTGACCTAGTAAAGAATTCAGTCCTGCTTTTATACTTCCTTGCCTCTTCAATAATCATTTTTATGTTCCATTTAAATTGATTATTTGATTTGTAAAACATATGAATACAAACCTCTTCAATCCATCCATTCCTATGAGCACATGTATATGCATTAGGACTATGCTTTTTAAAGTCAGATCTGAAATCATATTTTAATGCCTCCTGCATAACTTTCGCTTTTGTCCAAGAGGTATACTTTCTCATTTACTTTATCTCATGTAATTGTTTTGCAAGATCCTCAACTTGATTCTTTACATAATCAATTGTTTTATATGTATCTGCTTCAAACATATGATAATAATAGTTACCAAGATGAGCAGGAGTTATATCGCCAGCATGAGCACAATCAAATCCAATCCACCATACATCCTTACTTGCAAAAGGATGCTTATGGCAGATACCATGTTCATCTGTAGTGCATTTGCCTGTGAATGTAACTCCTCCGTGTACTCTAAGCTGTTCAAAATCAACCTGCTCATAGAAAGGGTGAACAGGCGGAATCCCTACATAGCCGCACAGCGCTCCGCTTGGGCCGCGCACTATCAAGCAATCCAATTTTGTATTTTCATCAATCCATTGCATTTTATCAGGCTCTCCTTGCCATGCTCCAAGACCCCAGGCTTCTTTGTTTACATGATAACTAGCTTTTATTGTCATTAGCTGCCGCCTTTTCAATTAGTTCTTTTACCAAATCATACAGTGCAGTTTTAGCTGCAATATACTCATCAATTGTTTCAAAATTAAGACCTGATGCTGCATTTTTGAACCTATACAGCTTGTTGGTAAAACTGCGAAGCTTAACATCTTTGTCTATGTCAATTTTTTGCCAGGTTTATCATTGCTTCCAGCTTAGAGATGTTCTTGTGAAGGTACTCTTTTTCTGCACTAAATTCTCGACATCTTTCACATACGTGATTGTTTGTCAATTCTGTTAGTACTGTTTCCAGCTCAGCAATGCGCTTCTTTGCTTGCTCAAGCTCATAGGATATACCATCAAACTGATCAGCCAGAAGTTGGTACCGTTCAATATCAACAGTCAATTGTTTGCTACTCATAAATATTTAAAGGTGCCATTGCTGACACCTTACTCCTTCAGTTATAGCTTAATGATACCACGTGGGAAGAATCTCATAGAATCCATATCAAAGTATTTTTCTGGATACTCCATGCTCCATTTGCGCCCAAATGTTTCAAATGCTATTTCCCTTCCATCCCTGTCTCCATGATCTGCTGTATCTATAAGACAAACACAGTTATGATCAAAGACTTTGTTCCCTATCTCATGGTAGTGGTCTTGACCAAATGTAATGTAATGTCTCATTACTCTTCTCCTTTCCACTGTTGTCGCTTGATTATATCCAGAAACTCAGACCAGGCTGTCTGTACTTCAACATTACAATCACAGTCTCCATGACACTCTTCACCTTTTTTGCAGAGCATGTAACAAAATGGGTTAGCTTGTTCACGGCTTAATCTTTCTGGTAAATCAAATATTCCAGCTGATTTGTTCATTGCTCTTCCTTTCTCTTGTTTGTAATCTCGCCGATCTTAATTTTTCTGCATATTTCTTTTATAAGAGCTTGTAAAAGAAGTGGTTCATTTGTTCTTGTTTGTGCAATTGATGTTCTTCCATCCATATGGTACACAAGAACTTTATCTGCACTTTCAAAGTCAATTGAAACTTCAGAGTCAGGATTGAGGATTAGCTTAGCTGCCCATTCTGCTCGCTTGTACATACTATTTAATTCACTCATTGCTCGTCTCCTTTCCTAAACATTTCAACCCACTGTTCAGGAGTGATGCCAGTCATAATGAATTCACGATGGTCAGCAGAAATATTAGGCATTGCATTTTGAATGAGAGCTCCATTTTCCCAAGCAATAAGCTGTTCTATAGTTACAGGAATATCAATTTCATTGATCTTTCCATTAAATGGGTTTCTTCTCTTGATAATCATAAGTATTCCTCATAGTTAGGCTCATCCTTGAGCCATTGGCGTGTTAGAAAGGGGCTTCTTCTTTTCTGTAACCTTTTATCTCATTCTTGGCAGGCCATTGAGAAGTTTCCGCTTTTACTGACAGCTTGATTTCCATAGGCTTGTTATGGATATCAATTGTGTCTTCCAGGTCACCCTCAATGTCAACAGCATCACAGATTGCCTTAAGGTCACCACGAGCCATCTTTACTGCCACAGCATTCTTGTTTACAATATTCAGGTTAGTGAATACCATTCTGCCTTTAAACTCTCCATCAATGATGCGGAATGTGAAAGCAATAAACTTGCCGTCTTTGTTCTTTGTATCCTTGAGTTCAGACTTGATAATCTCAGCAGGATACCATCCCGCAGGTATTACTTCAAACTCATTAGATTCCGCTTCTTCAGGTTTAAATACATCAGGTAACATTGCCATACAATTAAGCTCCAGTTTTCTTGGTTTTTGCCATAATCTTATTGATTATAGCGGTCATGTTAGGTACTTCCTCTGGAAGCAAAGCACCACTGCGGTCTTTAGCAAAACTCTGCCTATCAGGGCTAGTCTGCAAAACACTCACATTCTTGCGGTCTCTTTTGAGCTTAAATAGCTCATCAACCATATACGGAACTTGATGCCCAAGAACCTTGCCAGGCATCATTATTTCTTCAGTAACGATTCCGCTTGTCTCGTCCTGTACTGAGATAAGCTTAGCAGTAAAGACTGTATGCTTACCTTTCAGATCACGGAAGCGCCTAAGCATAGGCATCATTGCATCAGCAAGTGCTCCATAGGCTTGACGTGGATCTTTAAAGTCAGGTTTGATCTTCTGAATAATAACTTCGGCTATCTCAGACAGAGAATCAAGGCACACTGTATGATACCTGTCTATTATACACATATGACGCTGCCGACGACTCCTTACGTTGAGATCCTGGGTGTCGACGGAACCTCACAAAACAACAAA